ATGTTGCACAAACAGGCGAAGGCGGAAAGGTTTATGTATTTAAAGTTGTTCCATATAAAACACACGTTGCAAGAATTACAACACCTTCAGTTGCTCCTCCTGGATATGTAAACTTAAGAAAACACGCTGTAAAGCAATATGATTACATTTATACTGGTCAAAACGATGATATTATTAATTTTGATATTGATATAAATGTAGCATTTTTCCAAGCATTAGCAGGAGATATGGGACAACTTGGAAAAACGCAAAAAACACAAGGTTCTAATGCAATTACAGCAGCCGCTAATAAACCACCAGTACACGGTGTTGGCGATGGTAATAATCAAAACTCTTCAACAGCGGGTATGAGTACAGCAAAAGCTACTCCTAAAACTAATACAGGCGAATCAGGGTCAGGCGTAGCAACTCATCCAGAAAATCAAATTGCTAGATCGTTTAATGATGCAATCGTAAATAGTGATGTCGACTTAGTTACAGTTGAATTAGAAATTTGGGGAGATCCGTATTATATTGCAGACAGCGGAATGGGCAACTATAGCGGTAGATCTGCAGGACTTAATATTACATCAGATGGATCAATGGATTATCAATCATCAGAAGTCGACATTATTTTAAATTTTAGAACCCCAGTAGATACACGAGATCCGGGATATATGAAATTTCCAGCAGGTGGCGCAAAAGCAGTTGGTGCATTTAGTGGCCTGTATCAAGTAACTGAAGTTACTAATACTTGGAGCGGAAATCAATTTTCACAAAAACTAAAAACTATTAGAAGAAGAAATCAGCCCGAAGATACTGGAATTGTTCCGTTAGATATTGCTATCGAAAGTGTAATTGAAAAAGGATTAGATGCAATATTATCTCCACTTGCAAGTTCTCCTGTAGCATCGTTTGCAGGAGCATTTAAGAAACTTGAAGGAGACATTCAAGGAGCAATAGATCAAATTGGAGCAGCAATAGCATCTAACCCAATTAGTGCAGCATTAAACAACGGTGTTGCGGCTCTTGATGCAGGTATTACAGAAGCAGGCAATGCAATAACTTCAGCATTAGGTAAACCAGTTATTCCTCCTAAACTAACTGATAATGCAATAACAAATAATTTAAGCACACCGCCAGTTACTAGCAAATCTGTTGATTCTGGCGCAGGCGACACAGCAGCAGCGCAGCGAATTGCAGCACAAAGATCAGTAGATCCTAATCTTACTGGAGGCATTAGTTAATGGTAGATAAGGTTAATAAAAGTGAAGTTGAACGCACTACCAATGCCGGTGTTAAAGAAAAATTTCCTTCTCAACCGTGTGTTGCTATTGTTAGAAATCATTTAGATAGTACTTATATGGGAAATTTAGAAGTTGAAATACTAACTTCTAGTAATGCAGGACAGTCTACAAACGCTCCAGGGCAAATTATTCCAGTACGATACCTAAGCCCTTTCCACGGTACAACATCTTTAGAAGGTACTAGCAAAAATGCTGGCGCACAAAACAGTCAGCGTAGTTACGGATGGTGGGGAGTACCGCCTGATATTAATTCAAAAGTTCTTGTTATATTTGCTGAAGGTGGAGACGGATATTGGTTAGGATGTATTCCTGAAGATCACACAAATATTATGACTCCTGATCCTTGGGTGTCAACTACTTTTAATGATAAAGACAAAGCGAAAAAATTACCTGTTGTAGAATATAATAAAAAAATTGAAGATGGCAAGGGAAGAGATAGTACACAATTTATTAAGCCGGCAAACGAAGATGCTATTAGCATTTTAACAACACAAGGTCTTATTGAAGATGAGATTAGAGGAACAACAACTTCAAGTGCTAGAAGAGAATTACCTAGTGCTGTTATGGGATTTAGCAGTCCAGGACCTGCAGACAGACGTCCTGGTGCTCCAAGAGTAAATTATGGTGAAAACTTCGCACAAACTCCTGTACCTCAAAATAGATTAGGTGGTAGTAGTTTAGTTTTTGACGACGGTGATTCAACTCTTGTAAGAAAAACACCAGCGGGTGGCGAAAACCAAGGTCCATCAGTTTATGTAAATGTTGAAGGCGGTGAAAAAGGCGGAGATCCTACATTACCACATAATGAGCTTGTGCGTTTAAGAACCCGTACAGGGCATCAAATTTTATTACACAATACAGAAGATTTAATTTATATTGGAAATGCTAGAGGTACTACTTGGATTGAATTAACAAGTAACGGCAAAATAGACATCTATGCACAAGACTCAATTAGTGTACATACTGAAAATGATTTGAACTTTACTGCTGATAGGGATATTAACTTTAATGCAGGGAGAGATATTCATACAACAGCTGGCAACAGTATCTTTACTAACGCAACAGCAGATATACACACTAATGCAGGCAAGAACATTTACGAAACCGCTGCAACAAATTGGGAAATTAAAGCAGGTGCTGACGGAAAGATTACAGTAGGCGGATCTAGTAATATTAGTGCTACAGGAAATCACGTAGAAACAGCAAAAAATATTCATATGAACGGACCAGCTGCTGCAACAGCAACGGCTGCAACAGAAGCAAATATACCTTCTAGAGTTCCGCAACACGAACCGTGGGACGGCCACGAAAATTTAGATCCTGCTGCATTTGTTCCTGAAAAAACAGATAGTAAAGAGGAAGAAGAACCTAAAGCAACAAAACAAGCAACCCCGGATACATTTAAAAAGAATACAAAAAGAGATGTAAGAGAAAAACCAGCATCACAACCTGCAGAAACAGAAACACCTCCAGCAGCTAATGGCGCAGCAAAAGTTGATCCTAAAGTAACAGCAAAAGCAGCAGAAGTTAAAGCAAATATGAGTCCAGCATCTGTGTCTGGATTTATTAATTCTGTAGTTGAAGCAGGAGTAAACTCGTTTGCACAAGCACAAAATCTTATTAAAACTATTGACGACATTGCTGGTGCAGGAGTTTTAGGTAGTATTAAGAAAGTTGGCGGCGCAATAGTTGGCGGTGTAACACAAGCCGCAAACGATTTACTTAATTTAAGAACAACTCTTGCTAAAGGAAAACTACCAACAGCAGTACCTCAATCAACTAATACGGGCCAATATGGAAATCCTGCAGATAGGCAAATTGTTGCAGATGTAGGAGCCGGAAAATATAAAGCAAACGAAACAGTTACAATGTCAGACGGTTCTAAACTAAGAGTTCAAGAAGTTGACGGCAAACGTAGTTTAGTGAATTTTAATGTAGGTTAAATATAGTTATGAGTACACAAGAAAAAAACATATACAAACAAATTGTTGTTCCTAGCAATAAGAAACAAGAAGTTGTTCCCGAGTCTAGGGCCTATAGAGGTATTAGTACAGTTAATCCTAATGCATCTGATTGGGTGTTATACGATATTGAATTAATTAAACAAGATATTATTAACAATTTTCATATACGTCAAGGTGAAAAATTAAGCGATCCTGAATTTGGTACTATTATTTGGGACATTTTGTTTGAACCTCTCACAGATCAACTTAGAGATGCTATCATTCAAAATGTCTCAAGAACCGTTAATTTTGATCCTAGAGCAAACGTTGACAACATTACAGTGTCAACATACGAAAGCGGCATACAGATCGAGTGTACACTAACTTATTTGCCTTACAATATATCAGAAACAATGCGTTTAAGGTTTGATGAAAATGCTGGCTTCCTTTCATAAGATAAAGTACGCACTTAATCAAAGTAAATAAATACATTATAACGAGGAAAGCACACAATGTCATCTACAGATAGACAAAACAGATTATTACTAGCGGAGGATTGGAAACGAGTTTACCAATCATTCCGTAATGCAGATTTTAAATCGTACGATTTTGATAATTTGCGCAGAACAATGATTAATTACCTTAGAGAAAACTATCCTGAGGACTTCAACGACTACATTGAATCAAGTGAATACCTAGCACTTATTGATATGATTGCTTTCTTAGGTCAAAACATTGCTTTCCGTATTGATCTAAATGCTCGTGAAAACTTCTTAGAACTAGCAGAACGCCGTGAAAGTGTATTACGTTTAGCAAGATTGCTTTCCTATAATCCTAAACGTAACCAAGCAGCAAACGGCTTA